AATTCTTCTCTCCAATGTTCTAATTCACATCCAGAATAAATTAAAATGTCTCCAGGTTTTAAATCTACTCTAACACCTGCTTGACCTGTTTTACCTGTTGGATCTAAATAGATTGGCCACTCATCTCCACCTAGATTTAAAGTAGTTGATATTTCACAAGAATATCTATCTTTGTGTCTAGCTAGTACATCACCTTTTTTATATATTCTTGAATAAGTATATGTTTCACTTAATTTTAATCCTGTATGTTTTTCCATTACAGGTTTAATTTCTTGCAATAAAGTTTCCATAGCAATGTCACCATAATGTGAATAAGTGTTTGGAACTTGGTCATCATTCCATACACCAAAGTAAGTGGTAAACGGTGAAATGTATTTGTCATCAAATAAAAATCTTGCAACTTCTCTTTTGTTTAAAAAATATTTGTAAACAAAAGAAGCTAACTCTGATGAAATAGCAGATTTTACAACAGTATATTTATTTTTTTTAAACGACATTTAACACTCCTTTTGGTATTGCTTGGCAGTTCCAATGTATAAATCTAAATGGTTCGTAACCCATATCAGTTATATATTGATGTGGCATATATGATGGAAAAAATATCATTTTGCCAGGACTAACTTTGTAATTAATTTGTGTAGATGCGTAAGTTACATTCATTTTATTTTTTTCAGGTAAAAGATTCATTAAATTACCAGGTCTTGGATCTTCAAATAATGGCATTGAAGTTGCATCACTAGCTTTTAAAAAATAAAAACCAGATATGTGACCATTCCAATGTGTATGTAAACTATGATAGCCTGCACCTTTTTGTGCAAACTCTTGTACCCATAACTCTGTGATAAACACAGTATAATTAGTTAAATCAAAACCCATTTCTAATAATAGATTATGAGCTGTTGCTCCTACATAGTTTTGTAGTTCTGCAAAATTTGGATCACCTATTAAAGATGTTGAATGAAACACATGTCCCATATCACCTTTATTTCCAAACTTCTTATTTCTTTTATCTATTGTCTCTTTTAAATTTTTCTTCGATGCTTCAATATATGGATCTGATGCTTTGTTTAATGATTTAACAAAACCTTTTTCTTCTGCATACCAGATAGGACATTTAAATAAATCTTCTCTTGCTAGTTGTTTTGGATATACAAGAAGACTTGCTGATTGTTTTTTATTCTTTTTTTTCATATTTCTCTTTTATTGAAATGGGTATCCTAAACTCCAGATAACCAAACTATTTCTTTCACCACTTTTCACTGGACATACTCTATGCCATACAAATGAAGGAAATACAACTAAAGATCCTTTAGGCAATATTTCTGTACATTTTCTAATATTAGGTTTTTTATCTGGATCCATATTTCTAAAATCAAATTCTAATTCACCACCTTTATAATCTTTTGGATCAGATAGAGTAACTGTTACAGATAATTTTCTAATTTTTCCGTGAAATGGATCCTGTATGTTTTCTTTTATATAAGGTTTATCCCAAGAATCACAATGCCAATCATAGTATTGTCCTTTTTTATATTTTGTAAATTGACAAGACTCAGAATAATCCCATGAAAAATTCCAACCTGCACTTTGATTTGCTTGATTAACATAAGGATGTATTTCTTTATAAATCCAACGATCATTCATCCAAACAATATTTGAATCTCTTTTCTTTTTTAAATCTTTTATTTCTTTTTGATTTAATTTCTTATTTCCAAATCCACCTGTCACTGCTATTTGATCTTGTAATTGATGACCATACTTTACAATGTCATCACAAATTCTTTCAGGAATAGCTGATTGAAAATACCAGTAATAATTTATTAAGTTCATATACTTACTTTCTAATATTATTTAATATTATTTAAAACAAAAGTAAATACTAAGAAATAGTCAATGTTCCAGAAACTGTAAAAGTTGCTATCTTGTCTCCACTTGGATGAGTTGCAGTTGCATTTGTGCCAGGACTTACAGATAAAGAAAAACAACCTGGAACTCTTACAGCCACAAATCCAGAACCTCCACTTTCACCAGAAAGATTTGCTCCTTGTCCACCAGCTCCACCACCAGAATTAGCTGCACCAGGAGTTGAAGCATCACTACCTCTTGCGCCCCCTACACCACCACCGCCTGGAGCACCACCTGGATCGTTTGGTTGTGGTGAACTACCTGGCGGATCTGCTCCTCCAGCACCACCACCTCCGAATATTGTTCTTGAAAAAGGTGTTCCACCACAGTTAATTAAATTAGGTACACCTACACCCCCTTTTCCACCTTGAGTTGGACCTGGTCTATTACCACCTACACCTCCAGCACCACCACCTCCATTGTCTCCTGCATTATTTCCTTCTGGTGGTGTAAATCCGCCAGCGTTACCTAAACCAGTTGGTGCACCACCTGAACCTCCTCCTGTAGGAGCAGCACCACATTGTGCAGTTCCACCGCCTGTTGAAGTTATAGTGCCAAATGTTGAAGATACTCCTGGTGAACCTTTAGCTCCTCCTCCACCGACTGTAACTGTATAACATCCCGCTGCAAGTTCTAAAGCTGATCCTTGTAAAGGTGCAGGCCCATATCCAGAGGCTCTGTAACCACCTGCACCAGCACCACCTGATGTATCAGAAACACATCTTGAACCACCGCCTCCTGCTACCACTAAATAATTAACAGGAATTAATGTTTTACCACCACGACCATAGCCGCCTTTTGAACCTGCTCCAAATGAACCTATGATAGGCATCTTTCTATAGTCCTCCTATTATGCAAACTGTGTTTGCGCTGCTAAAACTGTAAATGTAGCTGCTCCAGTTTTGATAACTGTGTATGTATAAACATCAAGAGAGTTAGTGTTTCCACTTGTTGGTGCTGAACCACCTTGCCATTCTGGAGTAACTCCACTACCATCGATTTGTACAGCTGAATTGTAATATGCAGTTCCACCTTGTTTAACAATGTGTGCAATAGTAATTGATTCTCCAGTGTCCATAATTGAATCTAATGAATTAGAACCATCACCTCTAATATTTAATGTCCAGTTACCTGAAGCATCTGTAGTATAATTTAATACTGCTTGTGTAATTACATCGTAGTTAACTGTTCCTGTTGCAGCAGTAGCTGAGTTTGTAATTTTTTCAGCTAGTTGTTGTATTTTACCTGCACCTAAAACTACTCTTCCAATTCCTTTTGGAGAAATATTTAAATCAATATTAGAATCAGTTCCAACGGCATCAATTGCTGGACCTGAACCTGTTGCTTGGTTAGTTACATCAATGTAGTTAACAGCTGAAGCTGTTTTTTGAAATCTTATATATGGATTGTTTGAATCATCTTCAATGGCTCCCGCATCATCAATAACAATGTCATTACCATTTGTATCTAAGATACCTGATAATGATGGAGAAATATCATTTGATACTTTTCCAATATTTGAATCAACAACATCAGTTCCATTAATGTATAAAATTTTTGAACCTTTATCTGTAGCAGAAAAAGTTACACCGGATTGACCTGAAACTAAAACAGTTACAGTAAATGCACCTGTTGTATTGTTTTTAATAACATAAACTTTGTTAGTAACGGAAGCTGGAACTGTTACAGTTCTGTTTCCTGTTATTGTTCCTGTTAATTCTAATACTGCATTTTTTCCGTCTGAAGTTGCAGCGTTAGTAAAAGTTAAATCTGTATTTCCTGCTCCACCTGCAATTGATACTGCAGCATAACCAGCAATAGCTTGTTGTAAGATAACTAAGTTTGTATTTGTAATATCACCCCATAAACCAGCTTTTTCACCGGTAACCATCAACTCTAGTTTAAGGTCTGTTGAATAACTTGATGCCATAATTTTAATTCCTTATTTGTTATTTTTTACTAAATTTAAGCGGCAGTGTCAATATCATTCCAAGTGACACTAGTTCCGGTAGAAACCTCAGTATAAGCCACAGATGTTCCTGTGTCAACAATTCTCCATACTTGAGATACTTCATTTCCAAGAGCTATATCTAATTGTATTCCTGTTGGAGTTACTTCTGCAGAAGCTCCTGCTACTACATTTCTTAAACCAACTCCCTCTTGTTGTCCAGTAATACTTGCAATAGTTACAGCCTCTAATTCTGCTTGACCTTGAGCTATTTCTAAGGCAATTCCAGTTACTGATAAATTAGCATCTGCTTCAATTACTGATCCTACAGCAACACTTGCTGATAAACCAATACCTACAACTGTAGCATCTGGAGAAGGATCTACTGTTCCTTCAGCTAAAGTTAATCCATTTCCATTAATATCGATATTTACATTTGTAAATGCAGTTTCATTCCCTTGAGAAATATTTAATTGTTGACCTGTTAATTCAGTGTTAACTGATAAAGTATATGTGCCCCAATCATTTTGACCCCAAGTTAATCTACCCCAACCTTGATTTATTTCTGCTGTAACAGTTACACTACCTTGACCAATATTAACTTGAGAACCTGTTACTTCTGCATCTGGAGCTGCATCAACATTTCCTTCTGAAACTGTTAAACCTTGTCCAGTTACAGGAACTTGTGCTACTCCAAAAGCAGTAATTGTACCTGTATTTAAATTTAATTGTTCACCTGTTAATCCAGGTTGAACATCAATAGTGACTGAACCAGTTCCAATACCTGTACTTAAACCTATACCTGTAATTAAAACATCACCTTGAATACCCCACGCATTTTCACCAAAAGTTAATCTTCCCCAACCAGAATTAATTTCACCGGAGATACCAACATTATTTAATGAAGAATTTAATCCAAGACCAGTTAGTGAAACTGTTTTGTTTTCGTAATTTGCATTCCAAGAAAGACTACCCCAACTTGATCTACCCCAACCATCAACAGGTACAAATTGAGCACCACTTGGAGTAGGCATAGAAAGCCCTTGACCAGAAAGTGAAACTACTACATCACTTTGTTGACCCCAATCACCTATGCCCCAAGTATTTTCACCCCAAGCGTTAGCCATAATAGGAAAGACCTCCTATTACGCGTTACCAATTCTAAGAATCGCTGCTGAAGTTGTGAAAGCTGGGAACTGAATTGTAAATGTTCCTGAAGTTGCTGTTTTGTCTGCACCAAAATCTAAAACTGCAACCGCCGCATCGGAAGTTGAAGTGTTATAAATTAATGCACCTCTAGCTGTAATTGTTACACCAGTAAAAGATAAATCCGCAAAATCCACAATCGCAACACCTGATGCAACTGAAGTACTTGGATTTGGTTTTACTAATGCTCCACCACCT